CAGACAGAAGTATTGGATAAAACAACCAATATAAATAAACTTGCAGATAAAATAAAAGAACTGCAAGCACATCAACAACAACTAGCAGTCCAAGAGGACGCAATCAAACAAAAGAAAAAAGACATAGAGCATCTATCAGGTGAAGTTATACCAACGATGTTGTCCGAAATGGGTTTGTCTTTTTTAAAACTACAGGATGGATCTTCTGTAGAAGTTAAAACAAATTACAGCGCCACTATCACACAAGCAAACAAAGAAGCGGCGTTTAACTGGCTTCGTGAGAATGGACTGGGCGATATAATCAAAAATGAGATATCCGTATCGTTCGGTCGCAACGAGGATAACAAGGCGGCTGATTATGCCGAACTTGCAAAGGGTCAAGGTCTCGAACCTCAGCAAAAACTGAAGGTCGAGCCTATGACTC